ATTTTAGAGGCGGAATTGGCTGGTATTTAAGAACTTACGATTCAAGCCGTTCATCGTTTTTCACTTATTCTTACGGAGTGGGAGTCGTAACAATTACAGAATGGGACGCAACACAGACAAGTTCTCCGCGTTCAAACTATATTTCGTATAAAATAAAAAATAATTACGCAATTTCCGTCCCATACGGCAGTAATTCAAACACAGTCAGTTTTTCAACTGGTACTCTTTATGGTTACGATGCAAGCGCAAACTTGCATAACATAAATTACAATAATTCTTATTACAATCTAAGCAATGCGGTATAAGGAGAAATTATGGCACTTTCATTTATAGTAAAAGACGGTATTGCAATTCTTTCAGACGGAAAGAATGAAATTGACCAAGTAGGCCCGTGGGAAACCGATCAAGAGGCTGGCGCATGGGCGACTGCAATTTGTAATAAATATAACTCAGAACAATATGCAGAAATCAATTATCCGAATCAGTTACCAAATGAAGCCGATACTCTGTAAAGCAGGGCAACAGCTTCGAGAACAAATCGATGATGCGTTCCCTGACCGTGACCGTAAGTCAGATGGTTGGATAGGCGATGCCGCACACTCCAATCGTAAGAGTGACCACAATCCCGATAAGGCTAACGGCTACGTCAGGGCTATTGATGTGGATAAGGACCTCGACTCACGCTCCAGCACAGGTGCTTATCTTGCCGACCAAATACGCATTTGTGCCAAAAAAGACAAGCGAGTGGCCTATATCATCTATTCAGGAAAGATTGCCAGTGCTAAATCGTTTTGGCGTTGGAGAACTTACTCTGGGATTAATCGCCACGATAAGCATATCCATATCAGTTTTTCTAAAAAGGGCGATGAGAACAGTTCTTGGTTCGATATCCCGATGTTAGGAATAGGAAATGAAAATGAATAAAAACACAAAGAACGCAATCAAGTCTTACCTCAAGGCAGTTGCAGTTTCAGCAATTACTTTAGGCCTTGCGCTAGTTGCTGATATTCGTCCTGAATATGCAGTCCTTGCTTCTGCTTTAGTTGCTCCAATCGTTAAGTACCTAGACCCATCTGATGAACAAATCTCATGAGTCCAACAGATTGGACGGGTGTTGCAGTTGCTGCACTGACCGTTATTGGTTCATTTATTGGGTCAGTCAAATGGTTAGTAAAGCATTATCTAAACGAATTAAAGCCGAATAGTGGGTCATCAATGCGTGACCAAATTACTGCATTAGAAGCGCGTGTTGAAACAATAATTCGTATCCTAGAGAGGTAACAATTCTCCTATGGCAAGAAAAGCAACCAAGGCACTTGAAGAACAAGGCTATTCAAAACTTGATGCTTTTTGTATTGGGCTGCATGAATACTATAAATCACTAAAGAAGGCAGGCTTTCCTGAGTCTGTTGCTTTATTCATGATTACAGAGCCACAATCCTATCCTGCATGGATTTTGCCAACCCCAATCGAACCCGAAAAATTCGGCGATTACGAGGATGACGATGAGGATGAATGAAGAGAACTATCGTTTGGCCCGACTTGCAATGTCCTTACGAGGATACACATGTTGTACGAAATTTTGAATTATTTGCAAAAGCGTTTAAGCACGATTCTGTCGTTACTATCGGAGATGAAATAGATTTACCTCAAATCAGTCGTTGGAGTGAGTCCACGCCTGGATGGTACGAGCAGACATTAGCGGATGACCGCGACCACACAGTTGACGTGTTATGGCGATTGACTCAGTACGCCAAGGAAGCCCACGCCATTCGTTCCAATCATACAGACCGTTTGTATAACGTCATCATGAAAAAGATTCCAGCCTTCTTATCCTTGCCAGAACTAAAGTTTGAAAAGTTCATGAAGTTAGATGAACTAGGTATCCAATTTCATAAGGAAGCCTTTCCAATAGCGCGTGGGTGGATAGCAGTCCACGGTGATTTAGGTGGCCTGAATCCGAACCCTGGAATGAGCGCATTGAACCAAGCCAAGAAGGCAGGCGTTTCAACCATTATGGGCCACACGCATCGTGCTGGCAGGAGTGCCTCTTCAGAGGCCTACAACGGCTCTGTGAGGCGAGTTCTCCACGGAGTTGAAGTGGGACACGCAATGAACGTAAAGGCCGCCAAATACGTTTCTATGCCCAACTGGCAGCAAGCCTTCGCCATCGTCACAGAAGTAGGCAAGAATATCCAGGTTGACCTGATTTACGTCGAGAAGGATGGCACATTCCTAGTCCACGGTAAGCGTTATGGGCGGCCTCGTTAGCGACATTTTCCCTGTACGCAGGGATATAGACACCCAAATGGATGACACGGAACTGTTACCAAATCGTTATAAAAAATAGGCCAAAATCTGCTTGACAGGTCCTGGATTCATGCAACACTAATGCCATAACCAATCGAACGAATTGGGAAAAGGGGCTAAAAGTGAAGGCAGTTATTCGTACATCAACCGCCAAGTTAAACGTTGGCGATGTCCTGCAACATGGCAACATATTCTACGGTTTTACATTTACCACTGTTAAAGATTTAATCAAATCAAATCACAGTAACATGATTGAAGTGGTTGAAGAATACAGTCATGGCGGCACTGCTGGCACATGGCATGGCAAGAACGCAATTTGGTATGTTCAAAAGGTTGGTGCATAACATGTCTGCAATTAAACAAGATGGTGGATGGCTTTACAAAGATGTGTTTATTGCTAAGCAAAAAAATGGCTTTTCTTTTACAGTCGTTAGTGCAACTAGCAATCCTAAAGGTGCAAATTGGCACAGACCAGTTCCATCTTCTTTGAAAAGCATGATTTCCGAAATAGATTTGATGTTATCTAATGGTGCAACAGTAAGTAACCGCAAAGTTGTAAAGGCGGTTGCATAACATGGGCGCAATGAAAGCAATCTATATGGATATGGCGCAGGACTTTGAAAACCTGAACGAAACATCCATGCAGTTTAAGGGCAACAACTGGGAAGCACAGGACGGACGCTTCGAAGGTCCAGTCAATTACGACCTGGATTACATCTATTGGTTTGACAATTATGCAACCCTTATGGCTGCACGCACAATCCTTCAGGACTTTGGCAATAGTTATGAAGTCATCTTCGATGATGCGCTTGGCCAATGGTGCTTAATTACTGATTACCAAGCAATGTGTTGGGAGAACTAATGTCACCGTTTCTATGTTTCGTCTTTGGCGTTGTCTTTACAACTATTGGCTATTACATGGGTATTACGATTGGCAAGGAACAAGGCCATCGTGACGGCTATCTGCGAGGTCGTGCGGTTTCACGACAAGAATTTTGGAGAGAATAGTGAAAGCAAGCGAGGCACTAAAAGATGCAGTCGAAATTATCCAGAATCGTGGTGCAGTCTACGGTCATCCGAAAATCAATCAAGGTCGGATATCTGCAAGGCTTACCAATCTATTCGATTTCCCAATCACAGACGCACAGGCTTGTCTTGCAATGGTCGAAGTCAAACTCAGCCGAATCCAAGAAACCCCAAGCCATGTTGATTCATATGTAGATGCAATTGCTTATCTGGCAATAGCGCTCGAACTAGCAACAGAAGAGGATGAACTATATGTTTGATTTAAGTAATTACGAGGATGTTAATTCACGAATCCGTCGTTTCCAGGTCGCTTATCCAGTAGGGAGAATCGTTACAGATGTTATTCAATTCAATGCTGAGAAGGGTCATATCCTTGTATCAGCCCAAATTTACCGCGAGCATGAAGATACGCTTCCTGCTTCTGTCGATTACGCTTTTGGAGATGCAAGTACGTTTAATGCTTCAATGCGTAAGTTTTACGTTGAAGATACTGTCACGTCAGCGATTGGCAGAGCACTCTCTCTTATCCTCGAAACAACTCACAAACCAACAGTTCAAGACATGGCAAGAGCCAAACTCGCAGAACCTAAACCCGAAAAATATATCCCTGTCGTGAAAGAAGATGACCCCTGGACAATTAAGACTGTTGCAATGCCAGTAACTTCTGAACAGGCAGTTCAAACTGTGAAAGAGATTATAGGCGGCACAACTGACAAAGATATCCCTAACTGTGCATGTGGTAAGCCAAGAATCTTGCGCACTGGAACATCTAAGGTTGGCAAGCAATGGGCCGCGTGGGATTGCTGCTATAAGGCAAGCACCTACCAAGTAGGTCAACAGAAGCCATGCGACCCTGAACGCATTTGGCTAGAACTTAACAGTTTAGGACAATGGCAACCGCAAAAGGCTAGAGCATGACAACTCTTTCATCTTTTGACTTGGACTTTCGTTATGGCTACGCAGGTGAGCAGTTAGTTGAGGAATTGCTTACCAATGGCAAAACGGTTGAAGTCAAGCGTGACCGTAGATGGCATGAAACTGGCAACTTATACATCGAGGTTGAGTGTTATTACAAAAGCACTGAATCTTGGCAGCCGTCAGGTATTGCAGTAACGGAGGCAGATTATTGGGCTTTCGTGTTAGAACAAAGCGTTCTAATGACTCCAACACTAAAAGTGATTGAGGCTATAAATAAGTATGGCCGTCAAATCACCTGTGAGATTCCTCCAAATAAGAGCAGAGGTTTTCTCATCACAGTAAATAACCTACTAACAGTTATGAGTAAATAAATGGGTGAAATGGTAATATTTGAGGATGGCAATGCAACCGTCATGGGCGGAGAGTTCGAAGAACCGCAGGATATTGTTATCTATTGCGATTTATGCAATGAACCTGTGGCTATTACTCCAGAGGCTAATGACAAGGTATTTATCACCTGCTTGAAATGTCATGCAGTAAACCATATTGCACTGACATATACGAAAGAGCCTGATGAGCCAACAGAGCCGTAAGCATCGTGGCTACGCCACTGAGCGTTTGGTAGCATCATATTTGCAGCAATGGTGGCCAGGCGCTAGCGTAGGAAGAGGTCAAGGCAAGGACATCTCAAACGTTCCGTTCGACGTAGAGGTGAAGGCGCGCAACTCTCTTGATATCAAAGGCACACTGCGCCAAATCAAAGCACGCACTTCCAAATCGGGGGAATTGGGATTTGCTTGCTTCAGACTTAACGGTATGGGAACTGCATCAATCGAGGAGTTCGTTTGTATGTTGACGTTAGGTGATTTGGTGGAGTTATTACGCAAGGCAGATTATGACCGATTACCTCCTAACATAGATTGGGAAGCAGCGTCAGAACGTTGTAACCAATGTGGTTCATGGAAGATTAAGAACTGGAGATGTAATACCTGTGAGAAAGAAGCGCCTAATGCCAATGTATGAATATCGCTGCCCTATCTGTAATACACAGATGGAGTTAGAACTCTCAATGGACCATGACTTAGTGCGCTGCACTGATTGTGGCGCACAGGCTAATCGCATCTACTCAGTACCTGGCTTAGTATTCAAAGGGAAAGGATTCTATTCAACCGACAAATAGAAACGCCGTCCTGACCAGCACTTATAGAAATGGATTTGACATGACCAGTACACTCAGAGGGCTAGAGCAGCCAAACTGCTCAGAGCGAACCGTGAAGCGGTTAGTTCGCTCGGTAGCAATCGTGTTAGGGGCGGCTCTATGCTTCTCCTTCGTATCTGCAGCAACTGCGACAAACAACCCAAATAAAAGACTTACTTCAAAAGAGTATGCAAAAGGACAATTAACAGTTAAGCATTACAAATGTTTAGCAACTCTTTATGGTAAAGAATCAGCCTGGAACTATAAAGCAATAGGTAACATAGAAGGTACACATAAGGTGTATGGCATACCACAAGGTAAGAGTGAGTGGTTAAAGGATGCTAACCCATTACAACAAATAGATTGGGGATTGCGTTATATCGGTAATCGTTATGGATATGTGCGTACAATAGAGGGTATGCAGCCTGATACATGTAAGGCACTTAAACATTGGAAGCACAGAGGATGGCATTAAAAGGTGATGACCTAAGCACTGGTCATTGGAAGAAGCAGAGGTTGCGTGTACTCTCACGCGATGCCTACACCTGTGCATACTGCGGTGAGGTAGCAACAGAGGTTGACCATGTAATACCACGCAAAGCAGGCGGTGGTCATGAGATGGATAACTTAGTAGCATCATGCAGGTCATGTAACATACGCAAGGGCGCACGCTCAGAATCCCTTTTTTTATTGAAGGGTTCTACCCCCCCTGTTTTTCCAGAACGTCCCTCCCCGACACGGTCCAAACCGCTCCGAACCAGTCCGTTTCAATCGGAAAATAATCCAGACTGATGGCAGAACAAACCAAAAAGAAAAAAGTCTTACGAGGGGCAACTGAACCAAGGCTTCACAGTCCATACCTCAAAGGTAAATCCCTGGTTAAAGATGTCGAAGAGATTGCTGAAATGCTTGGCCAACCGCTTTTGCCTTGGCAGAAGTTCGTTGCAAAAGATATGTTGGCAGTTGATAGCAAAGGCAACTTCATTCGTAAATCAAATTTGCTATTAATCGCAAGACAATCAGGTAAATCGCACTTTGCTCGAATGTTGTGCCTGGCACACCTGTTTAAGTGGCCTTCTAAGAACATCCTCATAATGTCATCTAATCGAAGCATGGCATTGACCTCATTTAGAGATATTGCGTACACAATCGAATCAATACCTTCAATGAAGGCAATGGTTAAGCAGATTAGATACGCAAATGGAACTGAGTCCATTGAATTACTTGATGGCACTCGTTTAGATGTTGTGGCAGCAACCAGAGATGGAAGCCGTGGACGTACTGCCGATTATCTTTGGATTGATGAGTTGCGTGAAATTTCAGAAGAGGCTTTCCAGGCTGCAACGCCTGTCACGCGTGCAAGAGCGAACGCACAATCACTTTATACAACTAACGCAGGTGATGCTTTTAGTTCAGTGCTGAATTCTATTGTCGAAAGAGCGCGTTCTTATCCACCTAAGTCTTTAGGGTATTACGAATACAGTGCGCCGCAGTATTGCAAGATAGATGACCGCGAAGCATGGGCGATGGCAAATCCTGCACTTGGTTATACGGTAACTGAAGAGGCAATTGAAGAATCGATTGCAACATCTAGTGTTGAAACAACAAGAACTGAAACACTTTGCCAATGGGTTGACTCTTTGCAGTCACCTTGGCCATTAGGAGTTATTGAAGAAACATCAAATAGTGATTTAGTTATGTCACCTGGACCAATTACAATTTTTGCTTTCGATGTAAGTCCGTCAAGACGCAATGCAAGCATTATTGCAGGCCAGATTCTCCCTTCAGGCAAGATTGGCTTTGGATTAATGCAGACATGGGAGAACTCTGTCGCAGTAGATGATTTGAAGATAGCAGCAGATATAAAAGCGCTTTGTGACCAATGGAAACCGCGTGCGGTGATGTATGACAAATACACAACGCAGTCAATTGCTGACCGCCTTTCTAATTCAGGCGTTATGGTTGAGGATTGTTCAGGTCAACGCTTTTATCAGGCATGTGGGGAACTTCTTGACGGATTTGTGAACTCTAGGGTCGAGCATCAAGGGCAACAGGAGTTGGTGCAGATGTTTAACAACTGTGCGGCTAAGACAAACGACACTGCCTGGAGAATTGTTAGACGTAAGAGTGCTGGAGATGTTTCAGGTGCGATTGCAACTGCCATGGTTGTTCATAAACTATCAATGCCAGTTTCACGGCCTCAAATTGTTGCCTAGACACACCAAACAATAATTGTCAAATGTTTGACATATTGTGGTACACTGTCTAAATGGGTATTTTCTCGCGTTTTAATACGCAAGCACCACAAAAGCAGGAATCATCAATCCTTGCGCAATATGCACCGCAATTGATGTCAGAAAATTACAATCTTTACAATTATGGCGTTCTTGGTATTCGCCGCGAAGAGGCCATGAGCATTGCTTCATTGGCTAGATGCCGCAACTTGATTGCTGGCACAATCGCTAGTATTCCTTTGGAGTTATACCGTAAATCAACTGGAGAAGAATTAGGTTCACCTGTTTGGTTAGAGCAACCATCTAAATCACAACCACGTTCTGTAACGATAGCCTGGTCCGTCGATTCATTGTTGTTTTATGGGGTCTGTTACTGGAAGGTTACAGAACTTTATGCAGATGACCAACGTCCTGCACGCTTTGAATGGGTTGCTAATACTCGCGTAACATTTGATTTGAATATAGAAAACGAATATGTAACTCAATACTATGTTGACGGTTATGCAGTCCCAATGGAAGGCCTTGGCAGTTTAATTACATTCCAGGCATTTGATGAAGGCGTACTTGCACGCGGAAAAGAACTTATTCGTGCAGCAGCAGATTTAAATAAGGCTGCATCTATCGCGGCAGCAACACCAATGCCTTCTGGAGTGCTAAAGAACAACGGTGCTGACCTAGACCCTAAAGAAGTCCAGGGATTACTTGCAGCATGGAAGTCTGCACGCAATAACCGTGCAACTGCTTATCTCACATCTACTTTAGAATATCAAGCGACATCATTCTCACCTAAGGAAATGATGTACGACGAAAGCAAGCAGTTCTTTGCAACTGAAATTGCCAGAATGATGAACGTTCCTGCAATCTACGTTTCAGCAGACATGAACTCTTCTTATACTTACACAAACGTTCTTGATTCACGCAAAGACTTTGTTGCTTACTCATTGCAGCCATTTATTAGCGCAATTGAGGACCGTCTTAGCATGGATGACATAACTGCACACGGTAACGAAGTGCGTTTTGATTTAGACAAGCAATTCTTACGTCAAGACCCATTACAGGAACTTCTCGTAATTGAAAAACTTCTTTCCTTAGGCCTCATCACTTTAGAACAGGCAATGGAAATGACAGACCAAACACCTAACGGAAACGGCGGTATGTAATTTTGAAGATTACATTTGACGCGTCATTCGCACAGGATATTCAAGCATCCAGCGATACACGCATGATTTCAGGAAAAATTGTTCCACTAGGAGCAGAAACTGGTTCAACATCAGCAGGCAAGGTTATTTTTGAGCGTGGTTCAATAGCGATTCCAGAACCTAAGTCAGTTAAGTTGCTATCGCAGCACGACGTTAAAGCACCGCTAGGACGCGCTCAATCCTTTACTGAAACTGAAGATGCAATTTTTGCTTCATTCAAAATCAGCAACTCATCACGCGGTACAGATGCACTTATCCTTGCAAGCGAAGGATTACAGGCAGGTTTATCTGTTGGCGTAGAAGTTGATAAGTCTTTTAACAAGAACGGCGTTATCCATGTAACCGCCGCAAAACTCATGGAAGTAAGTTTGGTAACAGAGCCTGCGTTTAAGTCTGCTCAAGTTACTGATATTGCTGCAGAAGAAACAGAAGTTTCTGAAACAGTAGAAGAAACCCAACCAACAGAAAGCGAGGCCATCGTGGAGATTACTCCAGCAGAGGCAACAACTCCTGAGGTCGAAACCCCTGCGGTAGAGGCCTCACGTCCAACAGTTAGCGTTACAAACGTACGCGAGCGCGTTGCACCAATTACATCAGCACAATACCTAGAAGCAAATATCAAGGCAGCACTTGGTGATGACGATGCACGTCGTACAATCAAAGCAGCAGATGATTCAACTTCAACAAACACTGGTTTAACATTGCCAGGACATCTACAAACTTTCCTAACAGATACATTTACTGGCCGTCCAGCATTTGAAGCAGTAACTCGTTCAGCACTTGTTGAATCAGGAATGTCATTCACTGTTCCACGCCTTTATGTTAATGCAGGTACACCAAACGTTGCACCAACAGTTGCAGATACAAACGAAGGTTCAGCACCATCTGAAACAGGGATGACCTCTAGTTATGACACAGTAAATGTAGAAAAATTCTCAGGCTTGCAGCGAGTCAGTTTTGAGTTAGTGGACCGCAGTTCTCCTGCGTTCATGGAACTTATGATGGCAGAACTTCGCAAGGCGTACGAGAAGGCAACAGATGCAGCACTTATTGCAGCATTTACTGCTAACGGAACTGCAGCAACGAACGTTGCAACAACTGCAGCAGGACTTCAATCATTCATCTCAGTTGAAGGTGCAGCAGCATACAAGGGAA